ATAGTTATGAAGATGCGTGGGATTATGGATTAAACGATGATTAAAATAAGTAACAAACCGTTACTAAAACACAACCCAACAATAACTACTTTCACAATCTGAATCTTTTCATGTTTAATGAGTTTGTTTATGGTTAAGTTTAAAAAGCCGCTGCACTTGTAGCGGCTTTTTTGTTGGGGTTTAAAGTAACAAATCGTTACTAATTTCCTTTTGAAGCCACAATACTTTTACAGGGTAAAATTTATTTACCTATGTTCGATAAAGCTTATAGCGATTTCTTTGGTTCTACAAAAAGAGCAGTATCATCTGATAGGGTTTCCCTTTTTGATGGTTTCCTTGGGCTTGGTGCCGCTACAACCGGTGCGCGAACTTCGGCTTCTAAATACAAAACTTCTTTGAAACTTTCGGCGGTGTATAATGCCGTGGAGCAAATAAGCAATGATATTGCTAAAATCCCTTTTGCAGTATTCAAAAACGAAAATGGAAATCGCATTGCTGATACATCGCATTACGCACACTTGCTACTATCATCTCAACCGAATCCTTACATGACACCGTTCATTTGGAAAAAAACCATGATGACAAGCCTGCTTTTGCGCGGCAATGCGATTTCCGTTATTAAAACCGGTGCCAATGGTAATGCTATTGAATTAAATTACCATGATTGGGATGATGTCCTGGATATTTACAAATCGGATGAAGGATTGACTTATAAAATCAAAGGGTATAAAAACCTTTTGCTTTCCTCTGAAGTTATTCATTGGAAAAACTTTTCCCACAATGGTATTGTTGGGGTTTCTGTAATTACTTACGCGGCCCAACAAATGAATCTAGCTATTGAAGTGCAGGAATTCAGTGCAACCAATTTTGAAAATAAAGGCGTTCGCCAGGGTGTAGTTGAAGGCGATAAAGTTTATAATCCTACTGCAAAAGCTGTTATTACAGCTTCGGTTAAATCCGCGTTCAGTGAAAAAGATGCAACACGTGTAGCGGTTTTGGATGAAGGGCTTAAATGGAAGCCGATAACCATCACACCACAAGAAGCGCAAATTGTTGAAATGAGCCGTTTCACTATTGAAGATATTGCGCGCTGGTTTAACATTGCGCCACACAAAATCAAGTCTTTACAGCAATCTACCAATAATAACATCGAGCAGCAATCGCTTGATCATGTTTCTGATACTATTCAGCCTTATGTGACCAATGTTGAACAGGAATTGGCAGCGAAGCTTTTGACTTCAAACGATAATCAAACCCGATTTATTAAAGGTTTAATGAATGTGCTTTTGCGTGCTGATATAGCATCGCGCGGTGAATGGTATAGTAAAATGGTTAATGCCGGAATTTATAGCCGAAATGAAGTGCGAAAGCTGGAAGATATGAATTATGGACCGGAAATGCTTAATGAATATTTAACACCGGTTAACACCTACACCGAACAACATTTACAAAAAGTTTTAAAAGAAAATAGCAATGGAAACTAAAGATTATATCAAATCGATTGATGGTGCCGAAAGAAGATATTTTGCATCTGAAGTGCGTGCCACAAAAAATGATGATAACACCAATTCGGTGATTGAAGGTTATGCTGCCAAATTCAACAGTGAAACTGTTATTGGTAGTTGGTGGCAATATCGCGAAGTGATTCTTCCGGGTGCATTTGATGATGTATTGAAAGATGATATTCGTGCCTTATTCAACCATGATCCAAATCAAATTTTGGCACGTTCAAAAGATGGTAAAGGAACGCTTCAAGTTTGGGTTGATGCTACCGGTTTGAAATATCGCTACACAACACCTGATAGAAGCTATGCAAAAGATTTGCAAGATGCTATTGATGCCGGTGATGTTACACAATCATCATTTGCCTTTAAAATATCTGAACAACGCTGGGTTGAAAAAGAAGGTGATATGGAATTACGTGAAATCGTAAAATTCGAAAAACTTTTTGATGTATCACCAGTGACTTATCCGGCTTATGCTGATACCGAAGTGGCAAAAAGAAGTTTAGAAGCTACGCACGGTGAAGGCAATCCAAAAGAAGAAAATAACGCTGCTCCTGAAGCGCGTAACGAAAAAGAGCTCAGTGCTTTTGAAGCTCAATTATTTATTAATCAAAATTTGTAAAAGGAAATGAAAAAGTCCGATCAATTGAAACAGTTGCGAGCTCAAAAAATTGAAGCTCAAAAAGCCCTTCACGCGAAAGCTGAAGGCGAAAAAAGAAGTTTAAACGAAGCTGAAACTACAGAGTTCAGAGCGTTACAAACAGAAATCGAAGGCCTTGGTGGTCAAATTGCTGATGCTTTAGCTTATGAAGAAAATCTTCGTTCGTTAGAAGGCAATGAACCGGTTCCGGGTGCTAATGCAGGTAGTGAAGAAAGAGGTGGTAATAAACCAGCTCAGAAAAAAACATTCTCTTTGAACAAAGCAATTCGTTCATTGGTAAATGGTGTGGCTTTAGAAGGTGCTGAATTAGAAGCGAACCAAAGAGGTATTGCCGCTGCGCGTGCTGCCGGAATTGGACTTTCGCCTTCTTCATTTACCCTTCCATTGTTTGATACAAGAAGCGTGAACTTTGAAACACGTGCTGATGGTCAAACTGTTGGTGAAGATACCGGTGGTTATGGTGGTAACACTGTGGCAACTGATGTATTGGCTCCTATTGACTATTTAAGACCTAAACCGGTGGTTGAAAGTCTTGGTGCTGTGTTCTTAACCGGTTTACAGGGTAATGTTCAATTCCCTAAAAACAACGGTGGTGTAGAAGCTACTTGGGAAGGTGAAGTTGCTGAAGTAACCAACACTAAAAACGCAATTGGTAAAATTGAAATGTCGCCAAAACGTTTAGCGGTTTCTGTATTAGTATCACTTCAAAACTTGATGCAATCATCTTTTGATATGGAAGTTTACACTATGACTGAAATCAGAAAAGCTATTGAAAATGAAATCGATAAAGCGGCTTTAGCTGGTGCTTCGGGTGGTAACTCTCCTGTAGGTGTTTTAAATACTTCGGGTGTGAATACTTATGCAGTAGGAACCAACGGTGGTCCATTAACATTTGCCGGTGCAGTTCAATTAGAAACTGAGGTTTATGTTGATAATGCTAACGGCGCGCGTATGAGTTATGTTTCAAATTCTAAAGTTCGGGGAAAAGCGAAAACAACCGTTTTAGAAAGTGGTCAGGCTACGTACTTGTTACAAAACAACGAAATGAACGGTTATCCATTTGTTAACTCTAACCACATTCCTTCTAACCTTACTAAAGGTAGTACAAGTGGAGCTTGTTCAGCAATCATCTTTGGTGATTTCTCTCAAATGGTTGTAGGACAATGGGGCTTCATGGATATTTCTGTGGATGACAAATCACGTAAAAAAGAAGGTTACATCGAAATCACTGCCAATGTTTATTTGGATGTGGCTTTAAAACAACCAACTGCTTTCACAGTGTGTAAAGACTTAACTACTTAATAAAGTAGCAATGGCAAAAGCAACTAAAAAAAGCACTTCGGGTGAAACTCCTGAAGTGCTTAAAATAAGATTCACACAATCACCTACCGGCAAGTTTAACCTTGCATACAATGAAGGTGATGAAGTTGAGTTTCCGATGGCTTTTGCAGCTGAACTGATTGAACTTGGTTTTGCTGAAGCAATTGGAAGTAAAGCCTAAAAACACAAAGCGATGACAACAAACTATTTCTTTACAAAAGACACCGGATTAAGTCCTTTTGTGACTTTAGCAAAAGCCAAAAAGCAATTGCGTCTGGAAGCTGATTTCACTGAAGAAGATGATCTTATTACCGATTACATCGAAGCGGCTACTGTAGCGGCTGAAGATTACTTGAATAAGAAACTTTTTAAAGGTGTGTTAACTTTTGAGTGCAGCAGCTTTGCTAATCCGTTTGTGTTTACCCAAAGCGATGATTCCGACACTGTAGAAAGTGTTGAGTATTATGCTAAAGATGGTGATGGTGAAACCTTGACTGCGGTTGAAGATACCGATTTCAAGCTTCGCAAATCATCAACTATTGGATGTAAAGAAATAAAGTTCACCGCTACGCTTCCGGAAACTGAAGTGCGTGATGATGCTGTGATTATCAAAATCAATCAAGGCTTTGCTGTGGCCGATTTGCCAAAACCTATTTATCAGGCTATTATGCTGATGGTAACATCAATGTATGAAAAGCGTGAAGATATTGGCGAAATTGGGTTTAACCAGGCAAGCCGAAACTTGTTAAGACCTTACAGAAACTTCTAGTATGGAAAAGAAACCTTTCGTTGGGCAAATGGACCGCAAGGTGCAAATTGTTGAAGTAACTAAAACCAAAACCACAACGGGATTTGAGCCTAGTACTGATGTTACAGTTTGTGAACCGTTTGCCTTTATGGAAGAAGTTTCCGGCAATGAAGTGGAAGAAGGTAAAGTGATTCAATTGGTAAACCGAACGTACACCGTTCGCTATCGAAGTGAGATCAAACTAAAACAAAACAAGTTGGTGCTTATTGATGGCACACAGCGTTATGAAGTGAATAACATTATTGAAATAGGCAGAAAGTCGCATTTAAAGTTAGTGTGTAGAAAGTATGAGTAACGGCATCAATGTTAGCGTAATTGGTTTTGACAGACTGCAACAGCAATTAAAACTGTTGGCTGATGACAAAGACAAACGCCGCGAAACTTTGATACTACTTAGAGAAGCTGCACGGCCAACGATACAAGCGGCAAAGCAATTGGTTCCTATTTCAAAAAGAAGTCACATTGCACGCGGCAAAGTTATTCAGCCGCGAAATTTACAAAAGTCTATCGGTGCAATTACCGGAAGGCGTGCAAAGAACCCGACAATTTATGCCGGGCCACGTGCAAAAGGTTCTTTTGATGGTTGGTATGGTCACTTTGTGCATGATGGTCATAATTTATACCGAACTGGTTTTAAACGCAAACGTGTAAAGGGTGCTAATGCAGCCGGAGCAATATCGCGAACCAAAGCCAATCCGTTTATGACTAATGCGTTTAAAGCTACCGAAGGTGTAGTAACCGCCGATGCCGAAAAAAGAATGGCAGCATTAATACAAAGAAGAATTAATAAACTGAGTTAACCATGGGTTTAAAAAGTACATCCGAAGCGTTTCGCGCATTCCTGTTAGGGGAATCGGCTTTCACTGATGTGATGAATGAAGAACTTTACCCATTTATGGCTACCGAAGGAAAAACGTTTCCGCTGGCAACTTATCGCATTCAGCAAAGTGAGTTTGGTACTAAAGATGCTGATCAGTTTGATATTGCGCTTTTTTTATGGTTTCAAAACTATGATGATTGTGCTGATTTAACGGATGCGTTAACCGAAGTTTTTAAAGCTTCCGGTGTTTACGATTGGAAACTATCTGATTTGGATTATGATGCAGAATTAAAATTATTTAACGGAATTATTAATATAACAACAATAACTTAGAAATTATGGCAGCAGGTCAAATTTATAAAGGTAAGAATGTGCGTATCAGCTACGAAGGAAAAACTTTGTACCATACCACATCATGTAAATTGGATGTTTCAACCTCTTTGGAAGAAATAGCCACAAAAGACACTGATGGAACAGTGCAAACACCAGGAAACTACACTTGGAACTTATCAGCCGAAGCTTTAATGGCCGATATTCCTTCGGGATCAACTACGCAAATTGCCGGTGATGATTTACTTGATTACCAATTGGCAGGAACTGAATTGGATGTTGAATTTTCAACCAATGAAGTTGCAAGCTACAAATATACCGGTAAGGTGTATGTAGAAAGCACTTCTATTGATGCCACAGTAGGACAAAGTGTTACAGGTTCATTTGCTTTCAAAGGCAACGGAAACTTGACTAGAGAAACAATAGCCTGAGCTAGCGTTTTTACTAGCGAATTTACTAGCGAATTCTCGTAACTTTTAAAAGAAAAAATAATGACAAATGTTGAATTAAAAGCTGCGATTGATGCCGCTATTACTAGTGAAACGACAGCAGCTTCTGTTACGCCAACTGATGTTGGTAGTAAGATGAAACAAGTAGTTGATTATGTAGATCAAGAAGTAGGGGCTTTGGCTCCTACTTATTTAGAGTATGTAGCAAAATTAACTAAAACCGGCGGCAGTGGTACGACTGCTGCCTTTAGTTTGACAGAATTTGTCAATACTTTAGGGCAAACTTTGATTCCTGTAAACGATACAGTAAATTGTGTTATTACCGAAGATG